GAAGGTGCTGTGACTGTATCAATGGACTTCGTTGCACTGTACAGCTCAAGTGATGCTTCACAGTTAGTAATTACCCGCACAGCGGCATAACTTAGAAACAATAAAACCTAGGGGGTTTTATGGACTTAAATCAACTTGCAACAGTTGAGCAACATGAAGCCGGTGCAGAGTGTCGGCTTCAAGACCCAACAACCGGAAAAGAAGATGATGGTGTCATCATTATTAAAGGTGTTGATTCGAAAGCATGGAGATTAGCCCAGAAAGAACAGCGAAGGGCGATGAAGGAAAAAGACGAGCTAGATTTGTTCGATCACGAGTATTTGTGGCCTATCATCGCTTCTTGCATCACTGGATGGCGCAATCTCACTAAAGGTGAAGAAGAGTTTGAATACTCTGAAAGCAACGCAAGATGGCTATGTGAAAATTCGCCTCAAGTTGTCACTCAGTTATTCGCATTTTTGATTGACAGGGAAAATTTTACCAAGGGCTGATCGAAGAGTTCGTGACGTACGGGAGATGGTGTTTTTGGATTAACGCATATCCCGAAGGCTCTAAAATCAGTCGGCTGGATTCCCTCAAACAGGTTGAGAAGAGTCGTGGTGTCACGCCGCCTGAACTCCTTAACGCTCCGCAGTTGTCTTGGAAACATGATGACTGCTGGAAAGCCTATGTATCGCTCAAAGACCATACGTGGCAAGAGGTTGAGAGTTATATGAGGCTGACGGGTCATATATTGGATCAATGGGAGATTCAGGCGATAATGACCTTGGCTAAGTACAAAGATCAGGAGCCGACATGGACATTTTAACTGTATTCCGAGCCGACACGACGCAAATGAAAGACGCTGATCGTCTCGTTAAGAAAGTCGGTGTCACAACGGAACAGACTTCCAAGAAGGTTTCCAACCTCGGCAGAAACATGCGGCTCACTAAAGGGCCGACATCTGCACTCTCAACCACCGCAGGTCAATTAGGTGTCCAGTTTCAGGACGTTGCAGTACAGGCTCAAATGGGTACTGATGCTGTCCGTATCTTTTCTCAGCAGGGGCCGCAAATCCTGTCCGTGTTTGGCCCAAAAGGTGCTGTTATTGGAGCATTGGCGGCCATTGGCGGAGTAATTATTACAACCGTCATTGAGGCGTTTTCGCAGGGCGAAGAGGCGATTAAATCATTCGCTGATGCGAGTAAAGAGGTCAATGATGCAGTCAATGAACTTTCGGATGGGACTTTAGGGCTTGCCGAAAGCATCGTCGAACTGTCTCAAAAAAGTGATGCGGCGGCACGACTACAAATATCCCTTGCCTTAGAAGCCGCAGACATTGCCGCACGTAGAGCCAGAGAGAGTTTCCATCGGCTCGGTCTTGAAGGCGAGGGAATGTATCGAGGCATCGAAGGCGCAGATCGAGTTACTCGTGACTTCGCAGTAGTCTTAGAAGATGTGGTTCGAAACGGGAAGGTGTCAGCCGACACGATGTCCGTGTTCAATCGAGCGTCTCAAGACCTAGGTATCAGCCTCAATGACATCACTTCTTTGGCAGATCAATTTGTTAAAGCGACAGACCCAAATGCGGATGCGAAGACTTTGGTTGAGTTCGGTGAGACGCTCGCTGGTCTTGCAGAAAAAGTAGGAACCGGAAACTCAGGATTCAAAACATACATACTTAATCTTCTAGAAACTGCACTTAAAGCCCAAGATGCTGAAGAAAGAGCCAGACTGCTAGAACAAGCACTTACGGATTTATCTGGTGCAGTAGGTAGCTCAGATGATAAGGCTGTACAGTTTGTCGAGCGTATGGAGCGTATGGCTGAAGAGGCTGGCAAGACACGGGAGGAAATTTTAAGACTCCAAGCGGCTCAGATTCAAGACCCAGCACTTCGCGCACGAGCTGAAGAAGCCATTGAGCAAATAGAAAGACAGCGCAAAGCAGAAGAAGACGCGGCAGAGGCAAAGAAAAAAGCCGATGCAGACGAGGCATTCAGGCAGAGACTCCAAAGAGTAGCGGTACAGAAAACCATAGCTCTTCGCAAAGAAGCTGACAGAGAGGAGCAAGAGCGTCTCAAGCAGGTAGATGCAGAGCGTAAAGAGCGTGAAGAGCGTGTGTACCAAGAACAGCTTAGGATGATGAAGAATCGCTTTGAGGTGTTCAAAGTCAATCAAGAGCAACAAGAAGAATATGAGCAACGAGTAGCCGATGAGCAACTACGTCGGATGCGGGAAAAGTTTGAAGAGTTTAGGGTTCAAGAAGAAGAACGGAAGCGCATTCAGGCAACTACGACAAATGCACTTTTGGCCTTTGAAGATAAATTACTCGAAGGTAAGTCAGAGAAGCAGAAGGCCGCATACCGGTTGGCTGTGAACTTGGCTGATGCTGAGAAGCGTGAGAATGCGAAGCAGATCGTCTCAGACTCTTACAGTGCGGCAATGAAGGCATACAAATCACTCGCAGGTATCCCAATCATTGGCCCAGCACTTGGTGCGGCGGCCGCAGGTGTCATTATCGCGGCAGGTGCGTCATACGCAACTCAATCTCTTGCAGGTCGAGCCTTAGGTGGTCAGGTAAGAGATGGCGAATCTTACGTCGTAGGTGAGCGTGGCCCAGAAGTCCTGACGATGGGTTCTAACGGCAGGATTATACCTAACGAAAAGTTATCCGCCCCATCTCAAACTAACAATCAAAACGTCAGTGTCTCATTCAATATCACGGCAACAGATGCATCAGGGTTCGATCAATTACTTCAGGCGCGTCGTGGCATGATTATTGGTATGATTAACCAAGCAATGAATAATCGCGGTAGGAAGGCACTTGTATGACTTACCCAACTGATCCAGAGTTTCAGTCGATCAATTTCAGGTCGAATAACTTTGTCACCACATCAGAGTCGATCAACGGCAAGATCAAAGCTCGTTCAATCGGGGCGCAACGCTGGGAGTTTACTGCTAGCTATGATCGCCTAACAAAGTCTGAAGTTGGTATCGTAAGTGCTTATATCGTTTCCCAAGGTGGGCAGTTTGGTGAATTTACAGTAGTTCCGACAGAAATTAGCTCTACTCGTGGCACTGCAACTGGAGTAGTAGAGGCAAATGGCGCACACACCGCTGGAGACAAGACAATATCAATTACTGGATTAGGAGCTAGCGAAACTCTACTGAGAGGAGACTTAATTAAGTTCGCAGATCACAACAAGGTTTACATGGTCACGGAAGATTTAACCGGCGATGGAACGCTAACTATCTATCCTGCGCTGGTCGAAAACGTGGCGGATAATGAAGACTTAACATACAACAACGTCCCATTCACTGTACGGTTGGCAAATGACATTCAATCTTATGAGGTGAACGCGAATAACCAGTACAATGTCGAAGTCGATTTTATTGAGTCCTTGTAATGGCACGAACACTCCACACTGATACATACAATGCGCTATCTGCAAATAGCACGAATATCGCACACCTGATTAGCATTGAGGTAGATACGGACGCTCCCACTGTACGATATTACACGAGCAACCCGATTGATCTGGTTTATGACAGCCAGACATACCTATCGTCAGAGCTTTTCGTAGACATTAGTGCCTCGTCCCAAAGTGGCACGTTACAGAACCAGCAGTTCAACATCACGCTGAGTAACGCCACTGGCTCTTTTGTTAATGATTTACTGGCCGATAACTGGAGCAACGGAGACGTTTATTATTATTTCTGCGCGATAGATTCATCCTACGCAATCTTGGGTTCGCCGATACTTCTATTTAAGGGTCTTTTGTCGAGCTTCAGCTTTAGGGAAGGTGATAACGCAGTAATCAATCTTACTGCCGATAGCCATTGGGCTGACTTTGAAAAGAAGGGCGGCAGACGAACTAACTCATCATCGCAGAGAGAGCTTCATCCAACCGATTTAGGATTTGAGTTTTCAGCTAATTCTGTGAAGGATTTGAAGTGGGGTAGAGCGTGAATATCTTTAAGCGTACCTACAACAAAACGATTGGGCGAGTTGTTGATCCTGTTGTTGATTTTGCTGGCGATCTTGTTGATTGGACGTTTGGTGCTGTCGGCGAAGTTATTTCATGGCTTATTGATGTACCTGAGCTACCTGATTTTGGCAGTCAACAACAAGGATTCTTGGTCAACAAGCAAGCTAATGACCAGCCCATTCCAATCATTTATGGCGAACGACTGATTGGTGGAACCAGAGTATTTGTCGAGACAGCAGGGACAGACAATAAGAATCTTTATATCTGTCTCGCATTGTGTGAAGGGCCAGTTGACGCAATCGGAGATATTTATATCGATGATGTTCTATCGACAGATTCTAAATATTCTGGATTAGTGACTATAGATAAAAAGCTAGGGTCATCTCCGCAAACTGGTAGCTCAACCCTTGAGGAGGCTCCATCGTGGACTACATCTCATCGCTTGAATGGAGTTGCTTATTTAGGGATTAAAATAGTCTTTGATGCAGACGTATTCAGGGGTATACCTACGATTACTGCGAAGGTGCGCGGTAGAAAAATCTACGATCCAAGAAAAGACAGCACATCTACTGTCTATGACGCTAGCCTAGGAACATCATCGCATCGCTCAAATAGCCCAGCAACTTGGGAATGGAGCGATAACCCAGCACTCTGTCTTAGAGATTATCTAACCGATGACTTGTACGGCAAGGGCATACCGTACAGTGAGATTGATGAACAAGGCATTGCTGATGGTGCTGATTTTTGCGACGAGACAGTAACCGAGTATACCGGCGGATCAAGTCAATCTATCTACCGCTGTAATGCTGTTCTTGATACGGGTCAATCAATCTTCAATAATACGACTGCGCTCCTTAAAGGTATGCGCGGGATGCTACCGTTCAGCAACGGCAAATACAAACTCGTCATTGATGATGATCCTGCAAGCTCAGTATTTACATTCAATGCAGACAACATTATTAGCGACATTAGCGTAGCGTCTACTGGTCGAAAGCAAAGATATAATCGCTGTGTAGCAAAGTTTGCCAATAAGGATGTTGATTATCAGCCTGACGAGATTGCGTACCCCGAAAAAGATTCGGCTGAATACACAACACTAAAGGCTGAAGACAACGGGATTGAGCAAGAGCTACAACTCGATTTACCAACCATTACAGCGGTCTATCAAGCTCGTGATATTGCGCGGGTGGCAGTCTTATCTTCTCGACAGCAAAGTTTGTCAGCATCTTTTACAGCAGATTCATCATCCATCAAGGTAGAGGTTGGCGATCTAGTCTTATTAAATTATCCTGATCTAGGCTTCACTAATAAGCAATTCAAATGCCGATCAATGACCATCAATCCAGATGCGAGTTGCGTCTTCCAACTACTAGAGCATGACGCAACAGCCTACCCTTGGGAGGTATTGAGCGAAGTTGATGCACTCAGTTCACCAAACTTTATCGATCCGGCTGATGTAGCACTGCCGCTTTTATCAGCAGGAACTTTGTTAATTCAGACTGATATTGACAATGATGGGGCAGACCGGAGGTACATTAAATATTCTTTCCCTGCGTCATCGTATGAGTATGTTGATTATTACGAAGTTCAGTTGAGCGAAGGCAACACAGGCTCATACAGAACCGTAGCGCGAACAACTGATACGGAATATCGACTGTACAGCTATGTCACTGGGACAACGCTCGCATTTCGTTACCGCATAGTTAGTCAATTCAACACCAAGAGTGAATGGAATGACTCAATCATCACTCCGACGACAAGAGATGAGGTTACCGGATTAAGAATCACTGACGAATCTGCGCCAGTTGGTAAGCTACAACCTAGAACGAATTTCGACTTTCTCGGCACTCCAAGCAACCCTGAATATAAATTTTTCCTTGGCCCGTCTGGCTCTGGCACAGGGTTTGAAAACTCTAACTTTGCAGTAGGAGGAAAAGCCTATCAAGATGATGAAGGCGGCATGATAGCTTACTCTGAGAGGGGGCCGGGTCTTCAATGTCACTCAGAATCGGATGGAGTGAATACCGGAAACTTCTCAGCAGGATTTTTCCTTGGTGCATGGGATTTCGATCAGGCTGATTCCAGAACATCAGCCGCTAATGGTAATTATCAATTTGGAGGGCGATTCAGAACAGGATCGCAGATTCAGCGAAACATTACTGGAGCAACAAATGCCAATCCGGTTGTGATTACTACATCAGCAGATCATCACTTAATTACGGGCGATGAAGTATCTATCGCCAGTGTTGGCGGAATGACGCAACTGAATGGCAACACTTATACAATAACAGTCATCTCAGCAACGACTTTTTCTCTTGATAGCACAGATGGTACAGGTTTCGGCACATATACATCTGGAGGGACTCTGAGTGCCAATAGACAGGGTTTTCTTGCCAGTGGCGCAGGAGCGGATGTTGTTCTAGCATACTTTGACGGGTCAACGTCTTACTCAGTATATACACTCGCAGGATCGACAGGGCCGTTTACGGCATCACATGACGGATTGATTGCAAGAAACCAAAATCCCGATCTTGGTGATATTTTGATTGATGTGGATATGATTGCCGCTCCGACAATCAACGATGCGATAACTTCTGTTTCAATTTCAGCATCGGCAAATCAACGAGGCGTGATTGGAGTTTGTGCAGGGTTTATGGGTGACAACTTTATTCCTGCCGCACTTGGTGAGGAATTGCCGTTTACTGTCGATGTAACTTTGGTCAAAGAGCAAGGCAGACGGCTGAAAGAGGAGCATCAGTCACTCCTAGACACTTACAAGTTCATCAAGATTAACTCTATCGGTGAAGGCAAGATCAACGTCTGTGGTCAGGCAGGGGATATCTCTGTCGGAGACTTAATTGTCGCATCTGATACGCAGGGTAAAGGTATGAAGCAGAGTGATGATATAATTCGCTCATATACGGTAGCTAAATCACGCGAGAATGTAACCTTTGCATCCGCTGATGAGGTTAAACAAATCGCTTGCATTTACTTAGGTGGTTGAGATGGCGACGATTAACTTAGTACAAGGTGATACAGCACCGCAGATTAAAGTGATAATGACACGCTCTGACACGGGAGTGGCTGAAGACATTACTGATGCAACAGCAACTCTACACTTTCGCAAGAAGTTCACCGATACAGTCTTATTCTCTA